CCATTAGTTGAGATGGCTACTTGGTCTGCACCGGGGCTATAAATGCCGGTGTTGGTGTCGCCGGTGAAGGTGATGCTTGGTGCGGCAGCACTACCACCGGCAGCACTATGGACACCAGTGGTTACAATCGTCTGGCTGCCAAAATCTGGGCTGATCTTCGTGCCAGCAATGGCGGCTGATGCATTGACATCAGCATTTAAGATCGTGCCATCCAGCAACATCGTGCTGGTAACGGTGCCTGTGTCGCCAGTTGTTATTACAGTTCCAGTAGTTGCAGGTAACGTAATCGTCGTTGTGCCAGCAATTGCAGCCGGTTGAACAGTTACCGTGCCAGAAGTAGCACCAGGTAATGCAACGCTGCTAATGCCAGTTAAACCTTGATTAGCGCTAGAGCGATTTAATGCTAGAGACGTAGTGCCAACAAAAGTTGTTCCGCTAAACGAGCCGGTGATCGTGCCAGCAGTAAAGTTGCCGCTTGCATCCCTGGACACAATCGCCAATGCGGTGTTGGAATCAGTGGCAGTAGTGGCGCTATTGCTTACCTTGCCAGCAGTGGCGATAGTTGCAAGTTTAGTATCAACAATGGCAGCAGATGCGTTTATGTCGGCATTAAGTATCGTGCCATCCAGCAGCATCGTGCTGGTGACAGTGCCGGTGTCGCCTGTTGTTACGACCGTGCCAGTTGTATTTGGCAAGGTGATGGTACGATCTGCGGTCGGATCTACCACGGCCAATGTGGTTTCAAACGCATCGGCAGTTGCACCTTCAAATGTCAGGCTACCGCTGGTGCCAATTTCAAGGTTGCCGGTGATCGTGCCGCCAGATTTAGGTAATGCAGCATTGGCTAAATCGTATGCTGTTTTAACAGCAGTGCTACTAGCAATAGTGGTAGAGCTAGTGGTGCTAATCGAATCTGATAGTTTTGATTGCAAACCAGCAGGTGTTACTGCACGGTCAGTATCACTACCGGCTTGTGTTTCAGCACTGGTAGCTAGTTCCAGCAAACCTTGAACTGTAGTAGTACCAATAGGAGTTGCATTTACCCATGCGCTACCATTCCAAATTTTTACGCCAACTGGCGTGAGACTATTATCAAGCCAAATCTCACCAGTGCTATTACCTGCGCTACCTGCTGGTGATGCATTCGGTGCAGTAGCGCCAACATGCACAGGACCGATTTTAATAATTGATGCCCCAGTTGAATCTTTAAAAAACAATCCTGGGCTTGCACTATTTGTCGCCAATGCAATCTGACCATCGGCTATTGCTGTAGTCGGACGCTTATGTGCTGTGCCGCTACGAATGTGCTTATGCGTGGATGCCATTCCCTTAACTCCTATAGGACGGGATTACTATCGTATTCTAGTACTCGCCTTCATCAAAAACAACATCATAGGTTTCAAATACTGTCGTCATACTGCGCCACGCATCGTAAAAATTTGCAGCAGCAATTTTTACTAATACATCACCAGGCCGCCCACCCTTAGGAATTTTTTCACCGTTGTAATTAAACGGTTCTAGGTATTCCGACATTAGTACGTGCCATCATCTACCGTACCAATTGACATAGCGCCTGTACTATTATCAACTAACACTTCAGTAGATTCAAGCACTAGGCCAATTTGAACTGTAGTCGCAATTTGAGCGCGGCCCCATAATAGTGTTAATGCACTACGTACATCAGCAACCCCTGTCATATCAGGGTTGAAATATGTACCATCACATAAAACTTGATAATCGCTAAATGTACCAGCAGCACCTGATACTACACCCACTTTAGTCCAATTAGCGCCAGTACCTTGACTCAAACACCAGTCGCCAATCGCTAATGCACTAGCGGGAGCTGGAGTGGTTCCGGTGCCTGCTGTAGTAGTAATTAAATAAACACCATTATTTTGCGGATTTGGTGCTGTTAATGCTTGACCTACAGTTAAACCAGCTTCAGTGCCGTATTGGTTCAGTGATACTACTAGATTAGTTGTAGCATTATATGTACCACCAAAACGTAAATTTAATTGTGTTGGTGAGCCATAACCAACCAATAACCAATAACCATTTGGCGTTGGTGATACCGTACCAATCCAAATATAAGCGGCGCGATCTGATGGGTTAACCCACCATTGCCCTGCAAATTCAGGTGTTGGAGCTGATTCTGAAACTTGTGAAATACCATAATCCGCTAATTGTGTTGCGCCAACACTATTAGGAGCCAGAAATGCACCAGCAAATGTGCCAGTTGTAATCTTACTTGCATCAAGACTTGGTATATCATTAGCATTCAATGTTGTGCCCGTGCTTACATGACCCTGGGCATCAATTGTTACTTTAGTATACGTTCCAGCAGTTGCGGAATTAATATGATTTAATGCTCCTGCTCCTGTTACTGTTAAACCAGTACCTGGTTTCATTGCACCATTAGCGCCAGCAGTAGCTAGTGGTAAATCAGTAGCAACTAATGCTCTAAATGTAGGTGCAGCCGCGCTGCCAGTAGTCGGACCAGCAAATATTGTTGCAGCGGTTTGAGTGTCAAGGCCAGTGGTAACTGTTGCTAAACCAGCGGCATTAACAGAAGCGGAAAATGTTAATGGTGTCGAATCGCTAAATGTAAAACTTTGTACGCCTGCTTGTTGTAGCCATGCTGTACCATCCCATACATAAGCTATGTTTGTAGTTGTATTGAGCCACTGTTGACCTGTAAAATCACCACTACCTGTCGGTGCATTACCACTTATTACAGTGCTAGAATTAGCTGCTAATTTTGCTCCTGTAACTGCTGCTGCATTGATTTTCGCAGTAGTAACATTACTATCAGCAATTTTTGCTGTTGTTACTGCATTGGCGGCAATGGTGGCCGCAAATGATCCGGTGCCTGTACCTGTTACATCACCAGTTAACGTAATGGTTTGATCGCCAGTATTAGTGCCACTGCTAGTGCCGCTAAAAGTGCCGCTTTGCGTGGCTAGCGTACCAAGACCGAGCGTAGTGCGAGCTGTTGCAGCGTCTGCATCATCAATTAAACTGCGACCATAAGTAGTTAAACTTGCTGTTGTATAAGTATCAGCAGCAGTTGTATAAATTAATTGATTTGCGCTAGTTGTTAGGTTAGCAATACTTTGTAAACCCGCGTCATAAGCTTGAACATTAGTGCCAATGGCAACGCCTAAATTAGTACGTGCAGTGCTGGCATCTGATGCCCCAGTACCACCATCAGCAACAGTTATATCTGTGATACCTGTTACTGAACCTCCCGTAATAGTGGCACTGGTTAATGTTGCACTGGCTGCTGCTATAGAAGTTAAACCGCTTAATGTACCGCCAGTTACGGCAATAGCTCCAGTGTTTTGAGTGGCTAGTGTACCAAGACCGAGCGTGGTACGTTGCGTTGCAGCATCTGCATCATCCAGGAGCGCCCGACCAGCAGCAGTAAGTGTAATTTCTTCTATATCACCAGCTCCTGCGGTGGCACGTCCAAGCAACTTATCAGTTGCACTTACATTTTGTATTTTGGCATAAGTAACTGCATCATTTGTAATTTTGGCAGTTGTTACAGCATCAGTTGCTAACTTAGTAGTTGTTACAGCATCGGTTGCAATTTTTGCTTCAGTTACTGCTAAAGCTTGAATTTTGGCAGTTGTTATAGCATCAGTTGCAATGGCAGCCGCAGCAAGCCCAGCAGCATCAACCTTAGCCGTGGTCACGGCATTTGCCGCTAACTTGCCAGTTGTTACCGCTAGATCCTCAATGCCAGCGGTTGGTGCGATAACTTGTTGATAAACGCTGCCATCATAAACTTTTAAGTATTTAGTAGTTTGATTAACATGACCGCGACCTTCAAAATTGTCAGTAGATGGTTCGGTGGGACCATAATTGATGCTAGAATCATTGGCTAGCTTGGCCGCAGTGACTGCATCATCTGCTAATGCAGTGGTACCAAGCTTAGTTGCACTAGACTGATTTAATTTTATTAGGTCGATGCTGCTGCTATCAGCTAACGCAACGCTCGCCTCAAAAAGATCCTTAGCTGTTACCTTTTTGGTTTCACTAGCGCTTATATCGACAATAGGCAGCACATCAATTGCTGCTACTGCATTTTCAGCAAGCGCGGTGAGTTGTGTTATCCGTTGATCTGCCACGCTATAAAACTCCGGGGTAGTACAAGGCTAGTCGTATTCTAATCGGTAACCTCCGTCATAAGGAAGTCTAGATTTTGCTGTAAACGCAAGCGGTCAGTGTCTTCCTTAAGCACATAACCGCTAGGTTCACCAATCAATAATTTGATTTCACCAGTTGTTACAAAATCAATTACACACGTTATTGCTTGATCTGGCCGTACTTCCACACCTGTTCGCGTGACGGCAGCTTCAAATTCATAATAAATATCCTCCGTTTCAGGGTAAACATCACTTTGCGTTAACTGCAAAAAACATTGAAATTCACTGCCAATATCGGTGCGATTAATTAACTGAAGCATTAGCAAAGAATTTTCAGTTTGCCCGCTATTTTCAGTATTAAATAAACAATCAATAGAACCAGAACCGCTAAGTAACCCAGCGGTGTACATCCGTTTAAACCGATCTGATATTGTGGTAGCTTCAATTGCTTCACGGTCAGTATTAATCGTAAACCCTGTCACATCACCAAGCACACGCTCCACTGAACCGTAGATTTGAACCGATATTGGTAATGCAGCACCAGTAAATGCTTCTAATGGGTATTCATTTGCTCTAGTATTATTAATTGCAGCGCTGAATGTTTCAAATAAACGTATGCCGCCAATAGCATTAATATTGCAATAAGCAACTACCATGTTAAGAGTAGCGCCACCGCCATCAGGCCACGTCGAAGTAGGCAGAAAATCAAGCCCGCGAGCATCGGTTGTAGTAATTACTAATTGATCACCGGTTAAAATATTTTCTACTGAACCATCAAAGCCAAAGCGGTTTAAAATGGTATTGACATCTGCTGGCGCTACAGAGCTAGTAAATGTATTGGGTGATTTACGGCGTAATTTAATTTTGCCATAATGGCCTAAAAATACGGTCATGCGTCAGGAATTTCAAGGAACTGTCCATCAACTGTAAAGTTAATCGAAATGCTAGTTAATTCACCAGTTGATACTTGCAATGATGCGGATGTGATAAAAGCCATAAATGAAATATCGTCTTTAATGTCTGCACCGGCACCTGGTGTATTGCCAACCCTTAATCCAAGCACCACGCGGTCTGATGCTGTAACACCAGCACTAGAAGTTTTCATTACTTTTGATAACAACTCATCAAAACGACGACCAGCGGCACCACTTTCTTCTCTGTAATATAATACAGTTGCACTACCGGTTGAGCTTGTTACGCCTGGTGTATAACTTTTTACAGCAGTATCAATAGTAGTAGTTTCCAATAACTCCATCGTTGTTTCTAAGCTCCAGTCGCGGATCTTATACACACGGTTTACATCATTTGCACCAGTGCCAAAATCTGGCGCCGATGTGTATGTAGATGAATCTGGTAACAGAAATAAAGCTCCTGTGCGCCCGGAATAAAATGCCATCAGCTAAAATGCATGTGTCTCTAGTCTAACGCACCAGTCACGGTAAACTTGGCATCATCAAAATCAGCAATTTCAGACAGCCCATCACTGGTGCATGGGTAGTTAGTACCACGTACAGTGATCTCGCCTTCTTCATCCATTTCTACTTCCGTTACCCTGAAGACACGCCT